TTGCACGCCGTTGCGGTCGGTGTAGGTGGCGGCCTCGCCAAAGCCGGCATAAACCCGGTCAGTGGCACGGCCCAGGGCAGACGCAAACACGCTCATGGTGTGGCCTGTTTAAGCAGCAACCGCAGTCACGGCGCCCAGCTTCACCAGCACGGTCGGGCTGGGGTTGGCAGCGTTGGACACGGCCACGCCAATGCAGCTTTGCGCCGTGGTGGTTTTGTCAACCAGCTTGCCGGCGGGCTGCCAAAACACGCGGTCACCCACGGCAATGGCCAGGGCTGATGTTTTGGGCAACTCGACCACGCCTTCAGTGAGGAAGGGGCCGGGCACGCCGCTGGCAACATCGGTCAAGGCCACGCCAAAGAGGGACGCGCCGAACAGGAAGCCGACGCCATTGGCAACGGCTGCGGTGGGGGCCAGGGTGAGTGTGCCGCCAGGTTGTTTGTAGTTTCCAGCCATGATGTTGGCTCCTTAAAAATAAATGGTTTGCAGTGCAGGGGGCGCAGGCTCACCGGGTGAGCCTGCAGGGCTATCAGACGCCAGCGTTGGTCACAGCGCCGCGGTAGTCAACGGCGGCCACGCCGTAGTCCAGGCGCACTTTGTAGCGGGCGCCGTCCACGTCAAAGCCGTCTTTAACTTCCAGGTACGGCTCTTGATTGCCGTCCAAGAAAGCCACCTCAAGCACAGCGGCCTCAGTTGCATCAGCAAAGCTGTAGCGGCGGGTACCGGCCAGGCGGGGCGTGTCAACGATGTCACGGTACAGGCCGTTAACAAAGTTGGGGCGCTGCAGCTTGTTGGCGGTGTCGGGGTCGTACTGCGCCTCATTGATAGAGCGGGCAGTGCCACCCAGGCCAATAGGCACCAGCAACACGGCGGGGCGCAGGTCGAGGTAGTCGTTTTTAGACGCATCCAACTGGCTGGCCATCAAAACGCGGTCAGCGTCAATGGAGGCCATGGCAATGGCAGCGGGGGCGCCAATGTTGGCGTGCGTGGCATGGAACAGCGTCAGGCCGTCACCCAGCACGGGGCCCAGGCCACCATTCAAGGCCAGCAAGGCATACACATCAGCCTCAACCGTGCGGGCAGCAGCGCGGCCCAGCATGCCAGAGAGGCCCACAAACGCGCCCAGGTCATCATTGATGATGGCCTGGCGGCTCAGGTTGATGATGTTGCCCTTGGTGGTGGCTGTGATAGAGCCCTTTTCACCGTCAGGGATGCTCTTGTTGGTGAATTCGCCCAGCTCGTTGACTGCATCCAACTGCCCAAAGGAGCCGGTGCGGTAGCGGTTGCTGGCGCGGAAGTCAGACACCGAGCCAATGGCACAGAAGCGGTTCCACGTCAAAGCGGCGCGGGCGTAAGCCTGCTGCAGCGCTTTGTGCATGGTGTTCTCAAGCAACACAGGGAAGTCAGAGCCGCCTTGCGTGAACGCGCTGGCCACAATCTCCATCTGGCTCATGCCGTCCACCTTGACGCCGGTGCGGGTGAGTGAGGCGCGGGCCAGGTCCAGCAGCTTGTGGCCGCGGAACGGGTTGGCGGTGATGGAGGCTTTGACGCCGGCATCAGTCTCAACGCCTGAGCGCACCAGCAGGGCCTGCACAGCGGCAGCACGTTGCTTGTCGGTCTCGTCAGCCACGGTTTGCACCACGGGGTGGGCGCCGGCGGGGTTGGCGGGGGTAATGTCTTTGCCAACTTGCGTAAGCAAGCGGGCCTGAATGACGTCCATGGTCAAAGCGGGGTCGCTCAGCACTTCAGTCTGCAGGGCCTGCACGCCGGCAACGGCAGCAAACGGTTTGAACATGGCCAGGACAGACACATTGTCGTCTTTGGTTCGGGAAAAATTAGCAGCGGGTTGTGCCGCGGCGTTAACGGGTTCAGCCATTTGTGGCTCCTTTAGTGATGCAGCGGCTGCTGCGGATTGAGAAACTTGTGGGGGTTGGGCCTGCGGGGCGGTGCCCGGTACGGCGCTGGCCTGGGGCGCGGCAAAGCGGCTGAGGTCAAAGGTTTTGGACAGGGAAGCGGCCACGGCCACCTCTGCGCCCACTGCATCGGCAAAGCCAGCGGCCACGGCCTCATCGGCGCTGTACCAGTGGTCTTTGCCGTCGGTCAAAATTTCCAATGCCTGGGCATAGGTTTTGCCAGACTTGTCTGCATACGCGCTGGCCATGGCCTTGGCGTAGCGGTCCAGCACGTCGGCCTGGTTGCGCATCTCGGCCGCGTTGCCGCCACCGTAGCCCCAGGGGGCATGAATCATCATCTGCGCGTTTTTGGCCATGGTGACCGTATCGCCCGCCATGGCAATGTAGCTGGCGCAACTGATAGCCACGCCGTCCACCTGCACACTCACGGGCGCGGGGTGGCGCACAAGCGCGTTGTAAATGGCCAGGCCGTCAGTGACAGCCCCGCCATAGGAATTGATGCGCAGGGTAATGGCGTCAGCATCGAGCAGGGCAATGTCGCGCACCATCTCGCTGGCAATCACGCCATCTTCAGCCCACTTGTCGCCAATGTTGCCGTAAACATAAATCTCGGCAACCTTGGGCGCGCTGTCAGTGGAAGCCAGCGCTTTGATTTCGTACCACTTAGACATTGTGTCAAGCTCCTTTTGAGCCTGAACTTTGCCGGGTTGCTTGTGCAAAATCTCAAAAAAACTGCACGATTTTCAGGGGTGCCTGGGTGGTGGCGCTGGCGGCGGTGGCGGCCGGGGGTAATCGGGCGGCGGATTGGCGTTGTAGGCATTGCGGGGCGTGAGATAGCCCCTGCCCGGCTCAGGCGGTACCGGCGGGCGCAGGTACGGCACGCGCACGCGCCCGGGGCGGTAGACCCAGCGGGCCATCAGGGCGCCCACCAGCATGCCCAGCGTAAATAAGCCCAGGTAAAACAGGCCTACGGGCACGGCAAAGGTGATGACGTCCATCAGGCGGCCCGCCGGCGCTTGCGCGAGAGGATGCTGTAAAGCAGGCGCCGGCTGATGCCAAAGCGGCGCTGCACCTCCAGGTGGTTGGCGCCGGTGAAGGCCTGCCACACCTCGGCATCTCGCGCGGCGCGGTCGTCGCGCTTGGGCACGTAGCGCCCGCCTATCAGCGGCCCCAGCAGCCGGGCCATGACGGCGGCCAGGGCGTGCAGTGACTCGCCAGTAACGCCGGGGTGAAACACGCCGGCGGCGCGCTGGTCGCGGTGGCACTCCAGCAGGATAACGGCCACGTCTTGTCGCAGGCTGGCGGCTTCATCAGTCACGGCGCCGGGGTGGGTTGGGGTTGCGGTGTCGTTCAAAGGCGGCTCCATGGGTGTTGGGGTGATGCGTTGTGATTGGTTTGGCGTTAAGCGCCCAGGCCGCGCCATGGGCTGGCGGTGCGCTCGACCCAGGTTTTGCCGCGGCGCACGAGGCTGATGAGTGAGGTGCTGACGCCGTAGTAGCGGGCCAGGGCCACGCCGGTTTGCGTGCTGGCGCGGATTTCTCGGGCTGCTGCCATATCAATCTTGCCCATGCTGGCCTGGTTGGTACGGGCGCAGGCGGCGGCGCGGCGCAGCTTGACGTCTGGGCGGTTGTGCACTTGCCGGGTGATGGCGCCGCGGGTGGTAAGCGCCAGGTGCGCCGGGCACAGGCACGCGGCCTGCCCGCAGGTGACGGTGACAACGCGGCCAGCAGGGAGCGGGCCATGGGCCAGGGCCCACACCGCACGGCGCACGCTGCCCCCGCTGTAGCGCGGGTGGCCGGTGCCGTTGTGCGCGCCATGCCAGAGCAGGCAGTCGCCGCACTCAGTGCAGCGGCTGTGCAGGTGCGCCAGGGTGGCCAGTGGCCGGCCATTTTTAGCGGCCGGGCGTGAAGCGCTGCGGGTAGCGCGGGGGGCGCTGTGGGCGCTGGGCTGCGGGGCGGTGGTGTGCATGGTGGCAGGTGTGCAGGTGTAAAGGTTGGTTTGTTGGGGGGTGTTGCCCATAAGGGCTTGACGCCTTGCGGCGCTGGGCAACGTGCCTTTGTCACTTACCCTCAAATCGGGCGAAGTGCGCGCCCGGGTGAATTCCCGACCATTTGCCCCTGGCCGGCGCGGTTGAGGTTGCCGCGCAATGTGGGGTGTTTGAAAAAATTTATTCACGCCGCTCAAAGTCCCAAGCCTCTACCGGGGCGGGTTTGCGTGCTGCCGGCGCGGGTTTGACCAGCGGGGGGCGCACGGCGGGGGTGTAGGGGGCGTCGCTTGCCGTTTGGCCGGCGGATTGGGCGGCATCGGGGGCGGCCATGGCCTGGGCATCTGCGGCGGCCAGCACGGTGGCTTTGTGCACCTGCTCACCCCGGCGGGCGCGCAGGGCGCGGTCATCCAGGTCAACGGCTATGCGCAGCACGGCCAGGTTGCCCACCAGGCAGTCCAGCGCCTCGTTACGCGGGCGGCTTTGCACCCACTCCTGATAAGGCCGGGTACCGCGCACGCGGGTCACCAGCTTTTCAGCGGCCACCTGGGCAAAGTACTCATCGTCAAACGCCGGCTGCCGGGGAAAGTGCACGGTGCCTTTGCCGGGCTTGTCTTGCTTTAGGCGCGCATAAATCAGGGCCTTGGCACTGTCCACGCCTATGGGCTCGACCATGACCTTACCCTTGCGGCGCTTGCGCAGGCGCTTTTTTCGGGTCAGCTCGTCTTCCACAATGGCGCGCTGCATGCCGGCCACGCCCTTGGTGGCATAGGCCCATTTACGGCCCAGCACAAAGGCATGCACCTGCGGGGCGTTGTAGCCGGCGTCGATGCCCAGCACGTCCAGGCCCAGGCCTTCCACCGCGTCCTCCAGGGCGTCCCACACGTCTTGCTGGGCGGTGTCGCCGGGAATAATTTGGTGGTCATGCAGCCAGCTTTCTTCATGCTCGCCCCAGTCAATGACGCTCATCTCTAGCCGGTCTTTTTGCACGTCAACCCAGGCGGTGCGGGCCAGCAGGGGCAGCGCGGCGGGGTAGTCCTCCAGGCGGCTAATCAGTGAAATCTCGTCAATGTTGTCGCCCGCCTCTTCCCACGTTTCGGCCAAGGTGGTGTTTACAAAGCGCTTGAGGTTGGGCATGTCGCCATGGGCCTCGGTCCATTTGGCCCAAATCTCGGCCCAGGTAAAGCCCAGACCCAAGGGGGAATAGAGGCCGCTGAGCTGGTAGCCGCGCACGGGCCGCTCCGGGTGGCGCGGTACCCACTGGCCCCGGGCCAGCATGGCGGGTTTGTGGTGCTCGTCAATGTGCGCGCCGCACTCGGTGCAGGTGTAGACCACGCGGCCACTGGCGGCCAGGTGCGTGAGGCCGTAGCGGCCGTCAGGGTGCTTCCAGTGCAGCACCTGAAACTCGCCGCAATGCGGGCACGGCACGTGGTATTGGCGCATGTCGCTTTTGAGGTATTCGCCTTCAATGCGACTGGCGCCCTTGACCGTGGGCGTGCTGACCAACAGCACCTTGCGCCGGGGGAATGTCTTGGTGCGCTCGTCAATCAACCCCAGCGGGTCGCCCTCTTGGCCCACCTCCCACGGGAAGCGGTCAACCTCATCGCACAGAACGTACCGAATGGGCATGGACGCCAGCGACGCGGGCGAGTTGGCCCCGCCCAGCACCAGCAGGCCGCCGGGGAAGTCTTTCATATCCTCGCTGTTGGTGCTGTCGCGCTGGCGTTTGCCGCCCACCAGTTCTTTGAGCACGGGCGTTTCAGCCAGCATGGGGTCAAGGCGCTGCAGCACCCAGCGTTTGCGCACCTCAAGGGTGGGCACCACCACCAGCATGGGCGCCGGGGCGTGGTGCATGGCGTAGCCCACCCAGTTCATGCCGGCTTCAGTCTTGCCAATTTGCGCGCCAAACATCATCACCACGCGCTGCACCGGGCTGGTGACGCTAAGCACGTCCATCACCTCGCGCAGGTACGGGGTGCGCTCAGTGCGCCACTGCCCGGGCTCGCCGCTGGCTTTGCTGGAGAGCATGCGGTGCTTGTCCGCCCAACTGCTCACCGTCAACACCTGGCGCGGGCGCAAGGCCTTGGCCAAAGTGCCGTAAAAGCTGCCCCGCGCGTTGGCGCAGGGGGTGCGGGAGCGGCGGGCTTGGGTCATTGCTCACCTTCAATGAATCGGCAAAGGCTGCCCACGGCCATGCAGGCGAATTCGCAAACAACGAAAACCGCCACCAGGAGCATGAGCAACAACTCAAACGGGAAAACCGCAATTTTTCGGAATGATTTCACTGCCCTACCCCATCCATGCGGCGTTTCATTTGCTCTGCAATGCTGGCCAGCACGTCGCGCAGGGCTTCTTCGAGGGCGTGGTGCATAGCGTTGGTGTCGCCGCGCAGGGCGGCTAGCTGGCCGGCCAGGCGGTCGGGCAGGCTCTCAAAGGTGCTGCGCAGGGTGTTGCCCAAATCGGCCAGCACGTAGTCCACCTCTGAGCGCTCCACCAGCAGGCCGGCCAGCTTGTCGACCTCCATGGCGGCCAGCTCGGCTTTGGCTTCGCGCTCGCGGGCCATGGCCAGTTTGTAGCGGCCATTCACGTCAGCCGCGCTGGTGAGTTCAGCAGCGGCCAGTTCTTCGGCTTCACCAGCGCCCGCTGAGGCGCTTGAAATCATGGGGGGAAGGCTCAGGGTGCCTAAGCCGTCTTGCGTGGCGCCAGCGGCTTGTTTTGCCAGCTCGATGCCAGCTTTGCGGGCTTGGTGGTGGGGTTGCAGGCTGGCGGTGTCTTCGCGCATGGCGTTGGCGGCCACTGAGTCAATCAGCCCGTGCCCGTCAACGGCAATGCGGCCGTTTTGAATCCAGCGGGTTACGGTGGAGCGGTTGACGCCGGTGATGCGGGCGAATTCGGCTTGTGTAACCAGGCTCATGCGGCCACCCGGTCAGTTATTACGCATGAAGCCGGTTTATTACCCTTCGTATTACCCTTAAAACCACTGTAACCCATTGATATTACTTGTATTACCCATATTACCCATCCTGCGTATGTATGGCGTTTGTGCATGTGCCTTGCTGTTTTGGCTGCCTGCGTTTGCGCGCCTATGTGCGGGGGGCGTTTCATGGGTAATAAGGGTAATAAGTCAATGAAATCAACGGTCTCAGGGGTAATACGATGCGTAATACCAAGGGTAATAAACGGTTTCATGCGTAATAAATGGAGAGGTGCTGCAGGGCGGTTCATGCGGCGTAGCCCTTGGCTTCGCCCATGGCGGCCTGAAAAGCGAAGTAACTGGCGGTCAACCAGTGGCCGTGGCCGGTAAAGCGCTCTTTTTGCAGGCGGTCTTGCGCGCCGGTTTTGCACAGGCCCACAATTTCTTTCATCAGGTGCTCGCAGGGCACCACCATCTTTCGGGATTTGGTGGTGTGGTCTTGCAGGTTGGTCCAGGTGCTGGACGGTTTGCCGGCTACCCAGCCTTTCTTCTTGCCGGCCAGGCCGATGAGCTCTTGTTGCCGGCGGGCGCGCTCACCGGCGGCGGCGCACCAGCGTTCGTACACTTTGTAAAGGTCAGAGCCTGCGCAGGGGCAGAAGGGAATCACATCGCCGTCCAGGCCTTCAAGCTCCAGGGCTTGCCATTCGGCTAAAAAGCGGTCTTCACTGCTTAACGACTGTTGGATGAGGTCGTTTTTAGAGCCGGTCATGGGCGGCTTGGTCCAGGGCTTGAAGTCGCCTAGCTTCAGCGTCAGCAGGTGCTGGTGCAGGGCCACCACGCCGCCGGTGTCAATCTCATGGTTCAGGGCGGTAAAAAAGCCCTCGTCCAGCTTGGGCGGCACCCAGACCACGCAGTAGCGACGGTCATCGTCTTCAAGCACCAGCGGCATGCGCTCATTGCTCAAGAACACGATGTTCATTTGGTTCTTTTCGTTGTGCGCGGCTACGTTTTTGGGGTTGACGCGAATGGTGTCGCCGGTTATCAGGCCCTTGAGGCGGTTTTTAATGTGGTACATCTCCGCGCGGGCCATGACCTCATCAGCCAATATGAAGGTTTTGGCCTCGGCCCAATCGGCATTAAATTTGTCTTCCAGGGCCTCTTGCCCCAGCACCCGGCCGCAGCGGCCGTGAATCTTGGCGTAGGCTTCAAAAAAGCGGCTTTTACCGGAGCCCTGGGGGCCATGAATAACGATGGCGCTTTGCATCTTGGCGCCTGGGTGCTGCAGGGGGTAAGCCAGCCAGCACAAAATCCAGTCATACACCTGCTGCTGGTTGGTCTCGTTGGCGCACATGTTCCACAGCAGCTCAAGCAACAGGTCGAGGGCCTGCAGGTTGATTCGCTGGATGCTGACGGGCGGGTGCACCGGTGCCGGGTTGAGGGCTCGAAGGAGCGCAAGGGCTGGTACTTGCTGCACGTGTGGCGTGCGGGCAATGGCAATGAATACCTGGTGGGTAGCTTTGGCATTTGGCAGGGGGCGAACAACAACGTCACCAAGGTCGAGCTGACCAAAGACGTGGCCATGGACGCCGGCGAGCGTGAGGCCCTGAAAACCCGCCTGGCTGAAGACCGCAAGCGGGCCAAAGCCCAGCGCGACGCTGAGGCCGAGCGCGCCGCGCGCCGTGCCGCCAGCGTTTGGGCTAAAGCACTCAAGGCCCCTGCCGATGGCAAGCTGCCCGAATACCTGACCCGCAAAGACGTGCAGTCTTACGGCCTGCGCTACACCGAGAGCGGCGCGCTGGTTATTCCCATGATGAATGGCCGGGGCGAGACCAAGGGCCTGCAATTCATTTTGCCCAGCACGCACCCCCGCGTGCAGTCGACCAAGCGCGACAAAGAATACTGGCCCAAGGGCCTGAGCAAGACCGGGCACTGGTACCAAATAGGATCCGCTTACGCCGGCGCCGTGGTGCTGGTGGCCGAGGGCTACGCCACCGCCGCTACATTGCACGCCGCCACCGGCCTGGCCGTGGCCGTGGCTTTTGACGCGGGCAACCTGGCCCCCGTAGCCCAGGCGCTGCAAAAGGCGCACCGCGTAGAGAAGATCCTGATTTGCGCGGATGACGACTACCTGCAGAAATGCCTGGAGTGCGGCAAGCCCACCGCGGTG